GGCCCTTCCCTGCCTCGCCTCGCCTGCCGCGCCAGGGCGTTCCACGTCACGCCTCAGCTCGCCACGCCATGCCCCGGCTGCGCCGCCGAGCCTTGCCGCGAAGGAGCCGACGTGCTCAGCACGTCGATGGCGTCATCAATGGCGCGCCACACCTCGGTGAGCGCCACCAGGTCCGCATAGCGCTTGCGGTATGCAGCAAGCTCTCGCAGCACCTGGTCAATCAGTTCGTCGCGCTTGCGCGGGTCGGCCATGATCTGCTCGACCTGTTCGTAGCCACCACCCGCGCCACGTTCCGATGGCCTGGACTGGTAAGCGCGCGTCGTCCTGATTTCCAGCTGGCGCGTTTCGGCGTTCTGCCGCACCAACGTGAACTTGACCCTGCGGATCAGTGCTCCGGCCTGGGCAAGCCGGTAGCCGTCTGCCGCAGCATCGTCGTCCCACTCAAATTCATCATGCAGCACCGACGTCGGGTCGCGTGCGGCCTCAACGACATGCGCCGGATTCAGCAGGTTGTTGTTGGCAGCCGCGATGGCGGCCAACTCGGCCCGAATTTGCTCCGAGCGCAGATCAAGGGTTGCAGGTTTGCGTTTCATTTCGTCTCCACAACAGTAAAGGTGCCCCAGCCTTGTCCGACGCTGTTCTTGCTGTACGGGCGGCCTTCGCCAACGCCAACCTGGCGCCCAGCGCGATCCAACAGGTTGATGACTGACTCGGGAGTGATCATGTCGGCGTCAAATTCGACCGATACATCGGCCTCCCAATTGCGCCACATGGGTCGGATTCGAATGTCAGCGCCACCGTTGTCATTGCGTACAAGCGACTCGGTGCGCTCAGGCTTATCAGCAATCAACTTGACCAGCGGCGTGCCGTCGTCCTTGTCAAAACCGTCAGGCAGCACGAACACGGCCATCTTGGCGCGCGTCATCACCATGCCAACCGTGCGGCATGCGTCGATCATTGCTGCGCGAAACGCGGGGCAGGGAATTCCGTTCCAGCCATTGACGCTGATGTGCTGCGACTGGTTGAAGTCGTCGTCGTAGTCGCGCGGCGGCCGCTCAGTCTTGCCCTTCTTGGCCGCTTTCGGAGTTGCCATGTCGGCCATCATCTTGTCGCGCGCCTTCTTGCTGAACTTGTTTTGCACAAAGGGCGCAGTGCCCTTGATGCGGATGGTGGTGCGAACAATGTTCGCGGCCTTGATGACGGCGATGCCGTCGTCCTTCTTTGCAAATGCCATTTCAATGCTCCTTGGGTTGTCCGCTTGTTGGACCGGCCAGCGGATCGTTGCCGGTTTGAGTGACTTTGCGTCACTCCTTGAATTCGATGGACACGCCGGTCTTGGCCGACTTCGTTTCGACAGCGCCGGCAATCTTCTTCCACAGGTCGGGGCGCTCATTGCGAATGGCCTTGAGCTTGGCTTCGTCGGCCTTCACCTCGACCTTGATGGGGCGCGCGTCCTCGGGCCAGCTGGACGTCAGCACCTCCAGCTGGTCGACGTCGGCCTTGTAGATGATCTTGCCGGTGAGCTTGATCTTGTGACCCATACCGGTGGTCACCGTCTCGCTGCCCTCCTGCTTGGCCGGGTGCGCGGCAAGGATCTTTTCTTCGATTGCGATGCGGTCGTCGCGTGCGCGCTCCTCGGCGCGCTTGGCCGCGTGCCATTGCGTGGCCAGGATGTCCAGGTTGTCCATGTGTTTCCTTTCGTTGGGTTTGTGGTGGGTCACTCGTTGTATTTGCTCTTCGCCTCGGCCAGCAGTGCGGCGTAGGCAACAGCGTCTTCTGCGCTGTCCAGGTGAAAGCCGGCGCGCTGGTGCAGTCGCACCAGTTTTAGCACCAGCATCAGCAACCACCCATCGGCCTCGCTCAGCGAGTGCCCGGTGATGTAGTTGAAGGCATCGACCGTGGCGGCCATCGAGCGCTCGCCCTCGGGTCGGTCGTAGGTCTTGGCGCGGTCGAGCATGTGCTGGGCCGCTGCGTTCAGGAATTCGTGTGCGGGTTTCATTTCACAGGATCCAAACGATGGCGATCAGGCCCGCCATGACGGCCGCGTAAATCAGCACACACGCCAACATGCGCATTGCCTGGCGCGTTTCCTCAACGGCCTCGCGCTCCATCTCACACAAGCAGGCCTCGCCACCGAGGCAGCTGCCGTAGCGGCACTTGTTGTTCATCGCGACAACCAGAAGAAGAAGAAGGTGGCGCCGGCCAGACCCAGCCCGACTGCAGTCAGGACATCCATCGCAGCCTGGCGGCGGCGCTCGATGCGCTCGCGCATGGGGGAGTAGGTGTAGTCGTGCATGGTGGTGGGTCAGAAAGGCGCTTCGGGAGCGTTGGGTGGTGGGCCTGGCTTAGGTTTGCGGGGTGGCTTGTAGCGCTGGCCCTTGTAGGTTGGGAAGGGCCAGACCGGGGGATGGGGATCAGTAGCCAAAGAGATAGGCGGGGAGCGTTCCTTTGCGGAGCGCGGCCTTGCGAGTCATCGGGTTCCACTCAGCGATTCGCTCCCACTTCGCGGCTACCTCGTTCGCCACGTCTACTGCCAACAGGGCGTCTTGCGTGAGCTTGTCGCCGCCGCCAAAGGTGTTGGCGTACACGGCGTAACGGGCGGTTGCCAACTTGGCCGCATGGCGCGCCGCTGCAGCTTTGTTCAGGCATTCGGTCTTGGTCATCTCGTTGCTCCTGTTTGCAGTTGGTATGGATGAATTCTCACTCAATGATGAGAAAAGCACAACAGTTGAGAGAAGACAATTTGCTAGGTACTTTCCCTAGCTTACGAGATCAAAGGCTCAGGGCTTGATCCAGAGCACCGGCGCGCACCACGCCACCAGCGAGTCGGTACGCAGATCGCGCGCCGGCCAGGTGATGAGGTTGTACGTGCCGCTGCGGTAACCGCGTCGCACCACCGCAATGGTGCTGGTGCCTTCGTTCATCGCCACCAGGCACAGCCGATCCATCTGCTGATCGGCCGTGTTCTGAGCGGGCGAGACAAACACCAGCCACCCATCTTGAGGCGCGCCAGGGCACCGACACTGGACAGCATAGGTCCCCTTGGGACAGTCAGCTGGCCCAGCGACGCTGTCGTGCGTCTTTTCTGGGAACAGTGTCACGACCCCACTGCCGTTGATGTAGCAGGTGATGGGCACGCGCTGGACATCGTCCTGCACGGCCACACCAGCTCGGCGCAGCACTTCGGTCACCTTTACACCCAGCACGTCCGCTATCTTCTTGGCCTCCGTCGGAGTCATCCGACGTTTGCCGCGAAACATGAGCGAGATAGCTGCATGGTCGAGGTTGAGTAGCTTCGCCAACGCACGCTGGGACAGCTTCTTATCGGCCAACTGGCCTTTGAACCAGGTTGTTTCCATCGTTTTGCATCGTTGGTTGAGCCTGTGAGCCTGACATACTCTCACCGTTGCGTCAATCGCACCATGTACTGTTCAACCTCTTCACCACATCTCAAATGGCCATCCCCACCATCCACTTTTGCGAGCCGGCATACGGCGTAATCGAAACACTGGGAGGTAAGACCACCGTCAGCGCCACCCTGGGCATGACCCCGTCGGCCCTGTCGCGCTGGTGCCAGCCCAGGCCGCGCGGCACCGGCGGGCGCATTCCCCAGAAGCACTGGCCCGACCTGCTGGCGCTGGGCAAAAAGGTGGGCGTCAAGCTCAAGGTGGAGGATCTCGCTGGCATGCGTCGTTGATCATGGTCGAGGTGCCCACCATGACCAACAGCGACTTCCTGGCCGAAGTCCACGGCGAGCTCGCCCCCGACCAGTACGGGTGGGTCTGCAGCTTTCGCGCCTCACCCGACAACCCGCCCGAGGGTGTCTGGGCCGGGCGCGCCTACCGTGGCACCGAGCAACAGGCCAAGCTCATCGACGGCGCCAGCGCCGACAACACCTACTTCAGCACCGCCATCCTCACCGGCTTCCCGTGGGCCCGGCAGAAGGCTACGTTCCACGCCCTGGCCGCCCTGGTCGTCGACGACATCGACCCGGCCGACGTGATGCAGTACTCCTGGGCGCTGCAGACCAGCCCCGGCAAGTACCAGGTCGGCATCCTGCTGGACTGGCGCGACGACCCCGACTGCAGCAACCAGGAGCTGGTCGACCGCATCATGGTCGCCCTGGCCAGCCGGGGGCGTAGCAACGATAGAAGCGGAAACGCATGCGTGCGTTACGTGCGCCTGCCTGGCGGCACCAACACCAAGCCGCGCGCTGCCGGGCCCTGGAAGGTGCAGCTGGCAGAGTGGCACCCCAACGTGCGCTGGACCCTGGCTGATGCCTGCGCGGCCGTGGGCATTGACCTGGACGCCCTGCGCGTGGCCAGTGCCGTGGCCGCGACTGCGCCGACCACCTCGAGCACGGGCTCGCACGCCGGGGAGATGCTGGCCATGCTCACGGCCCCGGTCAGCGAGCGCAGCTACCACGACAGCCTGGCGCGGCTGGCCGCCAGCCTGGTCAGCGGGGGCATGTACGCCGGCGCGGCCGTGGAGCTGCTCTACAGCTTGATGGATCAGGTGCGCCCCACGGGTCCGGCCGAGGAGGTCAGGCGCTGGGAGATGCGGCGCGCTGAGATCCCGCGCGCGGTGAAGTCAGCCGAGAAGTTCGCGCCTGAGAACCGGCAGCCGCGGTCGGTGACGGTCAACTTGGCCGTGGGTGATGACGTCCAGAAGATGGACACCCCCGCGCAGCCTGGCGCCCTCACGCCGCTGGACTGGGACAGCCTGGGCGACCGCGAGCCCGAGCCGGCGCACTTCCACGTGCCCGGCTGGCTGCCGGCCCGCACCACCACGATCCTGAGCGCCAACGGCGGCGTGGGCAAGTCCAACCTGTCCCTGCAGCTGGCCGTCGGCCTGGCCACCGGCCACGCCTGGCTGGGCATGGAGCTGCAGCCCTGCCGGGTCTTGGTCATCAGCGCCGAGGACGACACCAGAACCGTGCACTTCCGCGTGGCCAACATCTGCAGGGATCTCAAGGTTGGCATGCTGGAGCTCAAGGATCGCCTGGCCGTCTACGACATGACCGACCAGGACTGCGTGCTCTGGCGCGCGGGCGGCGCGACCGACAAGATGCAGTGGCTGGCCGACGCGGCCGTGCGCCACCGCGCCCAGGTCGTCATCATCGACAACGCATCAGACGTGTTCGCGGCCAACGAGAACGACCGCGCCGAGGTGCGCGGGTTCATGCGGTGCCTCAATGCCATCGCCCACGGCACGGGTGCAGCTGTCCTGCTGCTGGCGCACGTCGACAAGGCCTCAGTGCGCATGGGCGCCGGCCAGGACACCAACACCACCTTCAGCGGGTCCACGGCCTGGAACAACTCAGCGCGCAGCCGCTGGGCCATGACCCGCGACGGCGAGCGCGTCATCAGCCTGCGCCATGAGAAGTGCAACCTGGGCCCGCTGCAGGATGAAGTGCGCCTGGAGTTCGACATCGAGGCCAAGGTGTTCCGGCGCTTTGGCACCACGCCAGGCGCTTCTGCTGCGGCCGCGCTGGTGCGGAATACCAATCGCGCTGCGATTCTTCGACTGCTGGTCAGCGCCGAGCGCGCCGGGCAGCGGCTGAGCATGAACGCATCGGCCAACAACAACGCCTACCGCGTGCTCAAGAGTGAGGCCGAGTTCCCCCGCGTCGAGCGCAGCGAGTTCTTCAGCCTGCTGTTCCAGATGCAGCGCGACGGGCTACTGGAGGAGGTTGAGTACAAGCACGACCGCAAGAACTTCAAGCGGCTGCAGCTCACCGACGTGGGCAAGCTGCGCGCAGCGCAGGGCTCAGGGGCGCCTGCCATGTGGCGTGGCAGCGGCTCGGAAGGGGATGAGTGATGGGTGCGCCTGCCGTGCGCCTGCTATGCGATCGCCATGCGAGCGCACTGCAAGCGCAGGAGGGGGAAAGTGAAGCCCCCGCCGCCCCCAGGCGGGGGGCTTTCCCCTGCGCGAAGGGGCGTTTGGGGGTGCGCCTGCGTCTGCCCTGTATAGGGGTGTGGGGGGCAGGCGCACGCGGTTTGGGTTCGCTGTTGGGGTAGCATCACCGGCATGCAGGAAACGCAACATTGCGAATCTCCCAAAGATCGAGAGCAGAAGGAGAGGCCTCGATCGCCCCTGAGCGGGGCGCCGCTGCCGCTCGGCCGGCAGAAGGGCACGCCCAACAAGGTGACGCGCACGATCCGCGAGGCCGTCGAGATGGCCGCGCGCGACTGCCACCCGAAGGGCCTGGCCGGCTGGCTGATCGAGCGCGCGCAGGGCGGCGTGCAGGACCGCCAGATCTTCGCCGGCCTGGTCGCCAAGGCGCTACCGCTGCAGGTGGCGCACAACGTCAACGGCGGCATCACCATCAGCATGCCCTGGTTGGCGCAGCGCGGCGTCGCATCGGTGGCACAAATTCATGGGCAGAACGCGCAAGTGCTTGATGTAACTGACGTTCCAGCCCTTGAGCAGCGGATTATTGATGCGAGTGACCAGGCCGAGCCGGGCTCCAGCCGGGCGGCGCAGGGGGCCGGGGGGCAGGCGCGCGCGACCCCCCACCCCCCCGTCGAGCCGGGGGCGGGGGGTGGCTGACGCAGGGGCCCCCTCCCCCATCTCCAGCATTTCAAAAATGGCCTTATGAGTTTTTTGCACAAACTCCTATGCGCCCTGCGCATCCACAAAAGAGCCCCACGTGAAACCGTGCGCAACTGGCGTGCGCGCTGCGTGCGGTGCGGCCGTTTCGTGCGCTGATGGACATCAACGCCTACCAGCCGCGCGACGTGTTCCTGCCGCTGCACAACCGGCAGCGGCGGTGGGCGTGTGTGGTGGCGCACCGACGCGCTGGCAAGACGGTGGCGATGTGCGCTGACCTGGTGATCGGCGCGTTGGAGACGCAGCACCCCAATCCGCAGTTCGCGTACCTGGCGCCGTACCGGGAGCAGGCCAAGCGGGTGGCGTGGACGTACCTCAAGGAGCTCACGAAGCCGCTGCAGACCAAGCCGCCGAATGAGTCGGAGCTGCGGATCGACATGCGCAACGGCTGGGGTGGTGAGAGCCGGATCTATGTGGCTGGCGCCGACAACCCTGACGCGCTGCGCGGCATGTACTTCGACGGCGTGGTGATGGACGAGGTGGGGGACATGCGGCCGGACGCTTGGTACAAGGTGATCCGGCCGGCGCTCTCCGACCGCAAGGGCTGGTGCATCTGGGCCGGCACGCCCAAGGGCAAGAACCTGTTCTGGAACCTGAAGGAAGAGGCGCGGCTAAACCCGAAGACGCACGTTCTGCTGGAGCTGCCCGCGTCCAAGACCCGCATCCTGGACGACGAGGAGCTCTCGGCCGCGAAGGCGCAGATGACCGAGGACTCGTACCTGGTCGAGTACGAGTGCAGCTTTGAAGCGGCGATCCCTGGGGCGTACTACGCCAGGGCGATAGGTGACGCCTATGAGCAGGGCCGCATCGCCGCGCACAAGCTAGACCCTGACTTCCCGGTGCACCTGGCGGCCGACCTGGGCTACACCGACAGCTGCAGCTGGTGGGGCTGGCAGGAGACGCCCGACGGGTATCGCGTCGTCGAGTTCATGGAAGACGACAACCAGGCCATCGGGCACTACATCGACTGGGTGAAGTCGCGGCCGTACAAGGTGGGAACGGTGTACCTGCCGCACGACGCGCGTGCGAAGTCGCTGCAGACGGGCAAGTCGATCATCGAACAGTTCCTGGCCAACGGGATCCGGCCGCAGATCGTGCCGGAGATGTCGCTGCAGGACGGGATTGAGGCTGCGCGCCTGGTGCTGCCCAAGTGTTTCTTTGATGAGGAGGTCTGCTACGACGGGATCGACCACCTGCGCGCGTACATGCGGGAGTGGGACGAGAAGACGCAGACATTCCGCAACAAGCCCAAGCACGACCAGCACTCGCACGCTGCGGATGCGTTCCGGTACTTCGCTTTGGCGGCCAGGCCGGTGGGAAAAACACACTCCGAGCCTAGAATCGCACCAAGGTCACCAGGCCAAAAGGGTGCCAGCTACCAGTTTTCGCTTGACGACATCTGGGATACCGGCCCGCAACAGACAGCGAGGATCGGATGATCGAGCAACAAGAGAAGATCACCAGCAGCTCAGACTTTGCCGACACGCCGGCGGGTCTGCAGCAGCGCTGGGGCACTGAGATCAAGGCATCGCAGCAGGAGCTGGAGAAGTTCCACAAGCACGGCGAGCGCATCATCAAGCGCTACCTCGACGAGCGCGACACCTGGGGCAAAGACGAGTCCCGCGTCAACCTGTTCTGGTCGACGATGAAGGTGATGCTGTCGATGCTGTACGCGCGGCCGCCGAAGGCCGACGTGTCGCGCTCATTCCTCGACGTCGAAGACGACCAGGCGCGCGTGGCCGGCATCATCCTGCAGCGCATTCTCAACCGTGGCTTTGAAGAGAACATCTCCCAGTGGGATGACGCGGTGCGCCAGGGCATTGAGGACTGGCTGACGGTGGGCATGGGCCAGATCTGGCTGCGCTACGAGGTCGAAATCGAGCAGGAGGAGGTGCCGGCCGTGCTCGATGAGTTCGGCAACGAGCTGGTGCCCGCGTACACGCAGGAGCGCATCGTCGAAGAGGACGCGCCGGTGGACTACATCCATTGGCAGGACTTCTTCTGGTCGCCGGCGCGGACCTGGAACGAGGTGCGGTGGGTGGCGCGACGGGTCTACATGACCAAGGATCAGCTCAAAGCGCGGTTCGGTGAGGAGATCGCCAACAGCGTGCCCATTCAGTCGGTCAAGCCCACCGACCAGAACAACCTGCCCCAGCACGACGTCTGGAACAAGGCGCAGGTGTTCGAAATCTGGTGCAAGGAGCACAAGAAGGTCTACTGGTACGCCGAGGGCGCACCGACCATCTTGGACGTCAAGGACGACCCGCTGCAGCTCGACGGGTTTTTCCCGTGCCCGCGTGCGCTGATGGCCAACGTGACGAGCTCCAACCTGATGCCGCGCGCCGACTACATCTTCGCGCAGGACCAGTTCAACGAGCTCGACGAGATCAACACCCGCATCACCTGGCTGACCCGCGCGGCCAAGATCGTCGGCGTGTACGACCGTGGTGCTGACGGCATCCAGCGCATGTTCAACCAGGGCAGCGAGAACCAGCTGATCCCGGTGGACAACTGGGCGATGTTCGCCGAGGCCGGCGGCATCAAGGGCAAGGTGGACTGGGCGCCCATCGACCAGGTGGTCAATGCCATCAACAACCTGCGCGTGTACCGGCAGGACAAGGTGATGCAGATCTACGAGATCCTGGGCGTGTCCGACATCATGCGCGGCAGCTCCAAGGCCTCAGAGACGGCCACCGCGCAGCAGATCAAGGCGCAGTTCGGCAGCACGCGCGTGCAGCTCATGCAGTTCTACATCGCGCAGTGGATCAGCGAGGGCTTGCGCATCAAGGCCGAGATCATCTCGCGCCACTGGCAGCCGCAGACGATGGTGGCGCGCTCCAACATTGACCGCACCCCCGACGCCCAGATGGCCCCGGCGGCCATCGCGTTGCTCAAGGACGAGTACGTGGCGCAGTACCGCATCAACGTCGAGGCCGACTCGATGGCCGCACTTGACTGGGCGGCCGAGCGCGACGCGGCCGTGCAGTTTATGCAGGGCCTGGGGGCGTTCATCTCGCAGGTCGCGCCGATGGTGCAGGGCGTGCCGCAGGCCGGGCCCTACCTTCTGCGTTTGCTGCAGTGGAGCGTGTCCAAGTTCCGCGTGTCGCAGGAGATCGAGGGCGTGCTCGACCAGGCTATAGCCCAGCTGGCGCAGGGTGGCGTGCAGCCGCCGCAGCCCTCGCCGCTGCAGCAAGCTGAAGTGGCCGAGAAGATGGCCGGCGCGAAGGAGCGCCAGGCCAAGGCCGTGAACACCGAGATGGATGCCCGCATGAAGGCCGTGCAGATGGCCACGATGCAGCCCAACCCCATGCTGCCCCCGGCGGCGCCCATGCTGCCCCCGATGGGTGGCGTGCAGTGAGGTGAATCATGGCGATGAACGCTGGCGAATTCGTGGGTCTGCTGTTCCTGGCGCGCGACCTGGCGCACAAGGCGCACCTGAAGGCCAAGGGACCGGGTGCGTATGCCAAACACGTGGCGCTGGGTGAGTTTTACGAGGGCATCACCAAGCTCGCGGACAAGTTCGCGGAGCAGTACCAGGGCCGCTACGGTGAGCTGCTGGAGGTGCCGCTGCTGGACAACGAGTACGAGGGCGACATCGAGCCCGTGCTGCGCGAAATGATGGAGTACATCGACGACTGCCGCGACGAGATGGTGCCGCGCAAGCTGTCGTCGCTGCACAACGTGATCGACGAGATCGTGGGCACCTACGAGTCCACGCTGTACAAGCTCAAATTCCTCAAGTGAGGTTCAGGGATGGACGTCGGTTCGTACATTGACGCGCTTCGCAACCGCGCACGCAAGTTCGTGTCCCTGGACACGCCGGCCGACGCTGACCTGGTCGATACCGCGCAGGACGTCGGCTACGGGTTGCTGCCGGTGGTGGGCACGGCGCTGGCCGCACGCGACTACGAGCGCGCCCGGCGCGACCGCGACTACCTGGGAATGACGTTGTCGGCTGCCGGCATGCTGCCGGTGGTCGGTGGTCTGCCGTTGGCGGCCAACAAGGCGCGCCAGGCGGGCAAGGCCGTCGGCAACGCCACCGAGGCCACCGTGGCGGCGCTGCGCAAGGCTGACGTGGCCGAAGAGCGCATGCGCAAGTCCAAGGCCTTTGCTGAACTCAAGGGCCAGCAGAAGGAGCGCGCCATTGAGGCCGTGCGCGCCAAGGCCGAAGGCGATGCCATCGAGCGCAGCTCCAAGGCTGTGGCACCTGTGAAGGAAGCCGGCGAGGAGGACATCGCACGGTCGTTCCTGAGTGACCCCGGTTTCAAGGCTGCCAAGGCCATCCCGAAGTCGGCCGTGGATGACGCGCTGATCGCGCGCGCTGAGCTGCGCACCGAGCCCCGCGTGCTGCCTAAGCGGCCCGAGGAGATGAGCTCGCAGGAGTGGATCGACTGGGGCAAGCAGCACGGCGTGGACATGAGCCTGTCCGAGCCGCGCTCGCTGGGCATCAGTGACCTCAACACGCGCCGCGAGGTGATGATCCCCGGCGGCCTGGAAGGCAAGTTCACGATCCCCGACCTGTTCTACATCAAGGGCAACAACTTCGACCCTGAGGCGCTGCCGCGTGAGGCGCACAACGCGCTCATGCAGAAGTTCTTGCGCACGTACCAGATCGACAACCCCGACAAGGTCGATACCTTCAACCGACTCAACTTCGCGCTGCTATCGCCCAACGCGCCGCTGACGCAGAACGAGTTCCTGGCGCAGCGCTTCCGGCTGCGCAACGAGGACGAGCTCAACGCGCTGGCCGACCGCGCCGGCAGCGAAGGCATCGGCCGCGCGTTGGCCAGGGAGGGCGGCGTGGGTGCGGCTACCACTGGCGGCATGGGCGTGCTGGGCACGGCCAACCTGGGCAACATGCCCATCATGGCCGACCTGATCCGCAAGAAGCCGGAGATGTTCCAGCCGCAGGGCAGCGAGACGGTGCGCGACGTGACCACCCGCGTGATGAACCAGGTGCCGGGCCTGTCGTCAAAGACGGCCTCGCTGGGCACGCCCTGGCTGGACCTGAACAAGGGCAACACCAGCGCGGTGGATCTGTGGATGATCCGCAAGAACTACGACCGCATGCTCGACGACCCTGAGGTGGGCGCCGAGTTCACTTCGCGCCTGGCGGGTTTGACGGGCATGAGGGGCGCCGGCCCTGACGCGATCCGCGCGGCCGTCGCGCAGGATCCGAAGATGGGCCGCAAGGTCGAAGAGTCGGCCATCAGCATCATTGGCGGCACGACGCCCAACAAGGTCTACCGCAGCGCCAAGACCGGCGAGCTCACGCCGGGCTTGCCCGAGTCGCTGAGCCCCGACAAGCTGGCCTACGAGCCCAAGGTGGTGAGCGACTTCAACCCCTTCTACAAGAAGGTGGTGCAGTACGTGGACGAGTCGCGTGGGCCCAACCCTGACCTGCCGCTGTTCCCCGAGCAGTGGCGCCTGTGGGACACGTACCGTGGCCGCGTCGAGCCGCATGAGTTTGCGCACCCCGACTACCGCAAGCTGCCGAGGTCGTCGTGGTCGGAGCTGCAGGACTCGCTGCAGGCGCACAAAGATGCCGGGTACTACCAGTCGGGCAAGGACGTGAAGATTGCGCCCACCGACTGGCGCCGCCTGTACTACGGTTACGCCGACCCGGCCGCGCTGGCCCTGACCGCAGCCGGTGCTGGTGGCGCGGCTGCACTCATCAACGCACTGCGCAAGAAGGACGAAGAGGAATGACTCGACGCCGCTGGATTCAGGACCGTGTCACGGGCGAGCTCATCGAGGTGACGCCCGATTACCAGCCCGAGCTACGCACCGACTCTGGCGCCCTGTGGGGCGACCGCAACTACGACGGCGCGCGCGCACCGGACGGCACCGACATCAGCTCGCGCACCAAGCACCGCGACTACATGCGCGCCACCGGGTTGACGACGACCGACGACTTCAAGGAAACCTGGGCCAAGGCCAAGCAAGAGCGCGAGCGCTTGTACACCCAAGGTGGCACGTTCCGGCGCCAGGACATCGAGCGTGCCATCCACAAACTCCAAGAAAGAAACCGATGAACGAACCCACCACAGAGAACCTGCGCGATGCCATCGCGTCGGCAATGGAGACATCCGAGGCGGCACCGGATGCGGCACCAGCTGCAGCCTCATCGGCCCCGGCTCAACCTGTTGCGGCTGAAGAGCCCCAGCTCACACTGGACATGCCGGCCGGCGATGCGCCGGCTGAAGGCGCGAACGCTGACCTGAACGCGCTGGCCGAAAAGGCCGACCGCCCGCGCGATGAGAAGGGCAAGTTCGCCAAGGCCGAAAATGTGACGGAGATCACACCCGGACCGAAGTCGGGCCCCAAGCAGCAGCAGGACCGGGCCCCGGCATCCTGGCGGCCCGAGGTGCGCGAGCATTGGGGCAAGCTGCCGCCCGACGTGCGCGCCGAAGTGGCGCGCCGCGAGCAGGAAGTGCAGCGCACACTGCAGGAAACGTCCGAGGCCCGCAAGGTGGCCGAGGCCTACTCACGCGCGTTCGCGCCCTACGAGGCCTACATCCGCGCCGAGAACGCCACGCCGATCCAGGCCATCGACAACCTGATGGCCACGGCCGTCAAGCTGCGCACGGGCACCGGGCCCGAGCTCGCGCAGCTGGTGGCCGGCATGGTCAAGCAGTTCGGCGTCGGCCGGTTCGGCCAGAGTTTCATCGAGCAGCTTGACGCGGCGCTGGCCGGCCAGGTGCCCCAGGTCGATCAGCAGCAGATGCAGCTTCAGCAGGCCGTGCAGCAACAGCTCGCGCCGGTGCAGCAGTTCATGTCGCAGTTCCAGCAGGCGCAGGCCATGCAGCAGCAGCAGCTGGCCAGCCAGGCGAGCACGCAGGTTGAGAGCTTTCTGGAGCGCGCTGAATTCGGCCAGGACGTGCGCGAGGAGATGGCCGACCTGATGGAAGTGGCCCAGCGGCGTGGCCGCGAGCTCAGCCTGCAGGATGCTTACCGGCAGGCCTGCCTGGCCAACCCCCGCGTGCGCTCGGTGCTGCAGCAGCGCGCCAAGGCCAACCAGGCTCAGCAGGGCAACAGCGCAGCGCAGCGCGCCCGCGCGGCTGCAGTGAGCGTGTCCGGTGCGCCGGCCCTGGCTGCACCAGCGGGGGGGCAGCCTGACAGCGTGCGCTCTGCCATTGAGCAGGCAATTGCTCTGTCGGCGCGGTGATGTTCTAATCGCAACATGGTGAGAGGTGCAAACCTCTCGCCCGTGTGCCCAAAGCACCGACAGCCACCGAGAGCTCATAGGAGAGCCGCCAGGCTCCCACCTACGACGAAGCCGGACTGAGAAGGTCTGCGTAGGCCACACAAAACTGGCGCGGCTCAGCCGCAAATCCAATTTTCTGTGGAGCTTTCATCATGGCATTTCCGAATGTGAGCGACATCGTCGCCACCACTATCCAATCCCGTTCGCGTCAGATCGCGGACAACGTCACCAAGAACAACGCCCTGCTTGCCAAGCTGAACCAGCGCGGCAACGTCAAGACCATCAGCGGCGGCAACACGATCCTGCAGGAGCTGTCCTTCGCTGAGAACGCGAACGCTGGCTTCTACTCGGGTTACGACCTGCTGCCGGTGGCCGCTCAGGACGTCATCTCGGCCGCCGAGTACAACATCAAGCAGCTCGCCTGCCCGGTGGTGATCTCTGGCCTGGAGATGCTGCAGAACGCTGGCAAGGAGCAGTTCATCGACCTGCTGGAGGCCCGCCTGAACGTGGCCGAAAGCACGATGATGAACAAGCTGGCCCAGTCGGTGTACTCCGACGGCACCGGCTCGGGCGGCAAGGAGATCACCGGCCTGAACGCCGCTGTTCCCTCTGACCCCACCACCGGCACCTACGGTGGCATCGACCGCGCCACCTGGACCTTCTGGCGCTCCAAGCTGTACGACTTCAGCGTGCAAGGCGTGACCCCCAGCGCGACCACCATCCAGGCCGCGATGAACACCCTGTGGGGCAACACCGTGCGCGGCGCTGACCGGCCCGACCTGATCGTGCTGGACACCGTCTACTGGTCGTACTACATGGGTTCGCTGCAGGCCATCCAGCGCTTCACCGATCCCAACTCGGCCAACCTGGGCTTCCCGACCGTGAAGTTCATGGACGCCGACGTGGTGCTCGACGGTGGTATCGGCGGCTACTGCCCCGCGTCCACCGGCTTCTTCCTCAACACCAAGTATCTGTTCTGGCGTCCGCACGCTCAGCGCAACATGGTGCCGTTGTCGCCCAACCGTCGCTACGCGATCAACCAGGACGCCGAAGTGCAGATCCTGGCCTGGGCCGGCAACCTCACCAGCTCTGGCGCTCAGTTCCAGGGCCGTATCCAGAACTAAGTTTTGGTGGGCCTGTGGTGGGTCACCCTTCCCCTCGGGCGGGGCGACTCACCCGAGGGGCTTTTTGACTTTCACAGGAGCATTCCATCATGGCAGCAACCTACCAAACCGATGGCGCCATCTGCGACGCCACGGCAAGTCAGGATACGGGCGCCCTTTCCACCGGCATCGGTGTGGGCGCGAACATGTCGGGGCCTTTGGCCGAGCAATCGCTCACCGCATCGGCATTCGTTGCCGAGCGCATCGGCGGCGCGACCGCAGGCACCGTCTACGCACTTGGCGCGTCGTATGGCGCATCCAAGGGCACTCGCTATGTCCAAGCCTCGGGCACCGTCGCCAATGGCGCCGCAGTGACCACGGGCTGGGTCAATCGCTCTGGCCGCACGATGGTCACGGGCGACTACTGCTGGGCCGTCGCGGCCTAATCACCACCACAAAAGAGAAAACATCATGCAACCCACCACCCCCACTGATTTCTCTGAGATGGGCGACCTGCCCAATCCTGACGAGTCGCGCTACGCGCACGACAACAAGCTGTACGTCGAATTCCTGCGCAAGCCGCGCTTGCACGCTGCCAAGAGTCGCGAGGCTGGCCGCGCCGTGTACGAGGAAACCGACTACGTGCGCATTTTCGTGCCGGGCGACAAGTCCAGCGTGGTCGAGCGCCCGGTGACCGAGCAGGACATTCAGCGCTTCCAGGAGCGCTACAACAAGTGGAAGTCCGGCCAGGCCGAGGCCGTCGTCGGCACGCCGCTGACGTCGCTGCCGACCATGACGCCGGCCAAGATCGAGGAGTACCGTTACTTCAAGATCGTCACGGTCGAGCAGCTCGCGGAAGCGAACGACAGTCTGGGGCAGAAGTTCATGGGCTTCCAGGCCGACAAGGCGCGCGCCAAGGCGTTCCTCGAGGTGGCCGCGGGCAACGCGCCCATCGAGCGCATGAATCAGGAGCTCGCCCAGCGTGACGCTGAGATCGAAACGCTCAAGCAGCAGATGGCCGCGCTGATGTCCAAGGTGGGCAGCAAGCGCAAGACGGAAGAAAGCGCCGAGGCGTAATCAACGGGGGACGGGATGCCCAGCTATCAGATCATCGACGAGTCGTCACTGTCTGCCATCGTGCAGAACGTGGCGGCGATGGTGGGCTACCCCGTCCCGGCCGATCCGGCCGGCAGTGATGATCCGGCAGTGCTGCAGATGGTGCAGGCCGTCAACATGGCCGGCGCCGACCTGCTGTCGATGTACGACTGGCAGGAGCTGACCAAGAGCACGCAGATCAACATCACGGCCGACACGTCGGGCCAGACCGAGAAGTCGTTCGCGCTGCCAGAGGACTTCTACGACTGGATCGACCAGACGCAGTGGAACCAGACCAATCGGTTTCCGGCGCTGGGCCCTGTGTCGCCGCAGATGTGGCAGCAGCTGCTGATCCGGCCGACGTTGCCCACGCTGTCGTTCTACTGGCAGGTGCGCGACAACCGTCTGTACATCCTGGCGCCGCCGAGCACGACGCAGGTCTTCAACTTTTTCTACCAGTCCAACGCCTGGGTGCGGGACCAGGACAACCCCGACCTGTATAAGAACCGCGCCAACAAGAACGGCGACATCATCCTGCTCGATCCGACGGTGATGACGCAGTACACGCGGGTGCGGTGGTTGGAGATGAAGGGCCTGGATAGCAGCTCGGCCATGCGTGACTTCCAGCTCGCGTTCGACAACCGCAAGGAGCGCGAGAAGGGTGCGCCGGTGCTGTCGATGGCGCGTGACTTCCGCTTCCCGTACATCCAGCCGCTGACCAACACGCCCGACACTGGGTATGGGGTCTGACGATGCCGCTGGTGCCGCTCGCCCCCTTCAAGACCCCGCGAAGGGTCGCCGCCGCTAGGGTCGCGCAGGTCTTCAACATGCCCGCGCCGGTGGGCGGCCTGAACTACCGCGACCCCATCAGCGCGATGGATCCGCGCGACGCGCTGATCCTCAACAACTTCATCCCGCGCCAGCAGGGCGTGGAGCTGCGCAAGGGCTGGCAGGTCAACACCGACACCATCAGCCTGCCCATCGACTCAATCTTCGCGTTCAAATCGCAGAGCGGCGAGGACGACAAGGTGTTTGCGGCGGCCGGGGAGGACGTCTACGACGTCACGACCGACCCTCCCAGCGTCATTGAGGCCGGCACCGGCAGCACGGATGGTGAGTGGAACACCACGATGTTCGCCACCACCGGCGACACGTTTCTGCTGGCCGTCTCGCCTGGTGCCGGGTACTGGACCTACGACAGCACCAACGGCTGGGTGCAGCGCACCGTCACCGGCCTGCCGGCCCACCCGCGCACGGTGGCCGTGTGGAAGCAGCGCGTGTGGTTCACGTGCGAGAACGACACCAACGTCTACTACCTCAACACCGTCAACGCGGTGACCGGCACGGCCACGGCGTTCCCGATGGGTTCGGTGCTGCGCAACGGTGGCAGCGTGTCGGCGCTCATCAACTGGACGATGGACGCCGGGCTCAGCATCGACGACTACCTGATCGTCGTGGGCACCGAGGGCGACATTGGCGTGTGGCAGGGCACTGACCCGACCAGCACCGCCACGTTTGGGCTCAAGGGTGTCTGGTACGTGGGCCCGGTCCCGCGCCACGGCACCTACTACACCAATTTCGGCGGCGATGTGATGATTGTCAGCTCGGCCGGCCTGGTGCCGATGAGCAAGCTAGTGTCGGGGCAGTTCACCGACGTGCAGGTGAGCCCGGCATCGAAGATCCAGCCGGCGCTGTTGCGCGCTGTGACCGAGCTGCTCGACGAGAAGTATTGGGCCGTGTTTCCGGTCCCGTCGTCGGAGATCCTGGTCATCAAGCCGCCGCCCCGCGCGGGCGTGTACACGCAGTTCGCCATGAACGTGGTCACAGGCTCTTGGTGTACGTTCACCGGCATCCCGATGCGCTGCACGACGATGCTGGGCGGCCAGGTCTACTTTGGCACGTTCGACGGCCGCACAGGCCTGGCGTTCTATGGTGACACCGACGACGCCACGGTCGAGGGTGATCCCGGCGACACCATCCAGGGCGACATCCAGACCGCGTTCCAGGCGTTCGACACGCCGGCCAACCTCAAGAAGCTCAGCATGGCGCGGCCGATCTTCATCGCGCCGAGTGCGCCGAGCGTCAAGGTGCGGATCAACACCCAGTATTCGTTTTCCAACGTGGCCGGCTCGCCGTCGTACACCAGCACGCCCGATGCGCGCTGGGATGAAGCGGTGTGGAACGTGGCGCGCTGGGTGGGTGATGCCAACACCTACCAGGCGTGGGTGGGCACCACTGGCCTGGGTTACTACGCTGCGCTGCGCATGAAGGTGCGTGGCCTGCCTGGCACCGTGTTCACAAGCTCGCACATCATGACCGAGCTCGGTGGAGTGATGTGATGGCCGCGCCTGAATACGCCAGCGCGCTGATCGCATCCCTGCGCGGGGCCCCGCAGTCGCTGAGCAATGACATCGGCCTGATGGCCAACCGTGGCAACAACCCGGTCGGTCTGATGCCGATGGATCTGTCGGGCCTGCTGTTCAACCCGCAGGTGTTGAGGATGCCGGCCGGTGTGCCCGGCGGCGCCAGGCCCAAGGCAACGGGCCCATCGACTGGCGTCGGTGGTGGCCCGTCGGGTGTTGCTGATCCGATTGAGTTCGTCGAGGTCGAGCCGACGGTGCTGCCTGACCTGCCTGATGCGCCAGATGAGCTGCCTCCACTGGAGGACGACCCCATCGATCCGCTGCCGACCGATGTCGACTTGCCCGAGGTGCTCCCAATTCCTGATGTCCCTGAGCTGTCGCCGTCTGACGATAAGCCCGAGGGCCTAACGCCGATCCCCGACACGGTGATTGTGGACGTCAAGCCTCCCAAGAAGGACGCCAGCGGCTGGGGTGAAGGCGGGGAGAGCCTGGTGCGCGGTGACGAGGTCATCGTGCCGTCGCTGCCTGAGCCTGTGCCGTCGATGCCCGAGCCGTTGCCCGATCTGCCGGTGGAAGAGATCCCGCTGCTGCCCGAGGAGGTTGATCTCCCCGAGGTGCTGCCGGTGCCTGACCTGCCGCCCGTTCTGCCAGAGACTGACGCGCCGGTGCTGCCCGACGTGCCTGTGGTGCCTGAAGAGCTTCCGGCCATTGACGACACCATCGACTTGCTGCCGGAAGATGTCGACCTGCCCGAGGTTCCCGAGGTGCCGGAAGTGCCGCCGGTCGACGAGGTTGTGCTGCCCGATGTCCCATCGGTGCCAGATGAACTGCCGTTCATTGATGACCCCATCGACCTGCTGCCTGATGTCGTTGATCTGCCGACGATTGACCAGATCCCTGACCTGCCAGTCAGGGCCGACAACGCGGCCGCGCTCACCAACCTGTATCAGGAGGTGTTTGACCGCCAGCCTGATGAGGAGGGTTTTGACTTCTGGCTCATGGCCATGAACGACCTGGGCTACACGCCCGACATGGTGCGCGATGCGTTCATGTCATCGCCTGAGTACCAGGACATGCTGGCGCGGCGCGAGGCCGGCAGTGGCGGCCTGTTGACGGAGTCGGGTGGATGAAACTGGTCACCGATCAACCCGGCCAGGCGCCTGTCATCTGGCAGTGGATGACACGCCACACGCGGTTGCCGTGGAGCTCTGACCTGCGCACCATCGCGGCCATGCGCGACGACGGCACGATTGCCTGCGCTGTCGGGTTCAACGCATGGACTCACAGTGCCTGCTGGATGCACGTCGCGTTCGACAGTTCGCACTCGCTGACGCGGCAATTGTGGCGCGCAGCGTTCGAATACCCGTTCGTAAAATGCGGCATGGAAGCTGTGTATGGCCTTACGCCCAAGCACTTGGACGAGGCCTTACGCATAAACGAGAAGCTGGGATTCCGCAGGATCGCTGAGACGGTCGATTGTGTGATGTTCGAAATGAGGCACGACGAGTGCCGCTGGATCAAGGAGAACGCTCATGGGCGGCAAAGGATCAGCACCACCCCCACCTAACTACGTCGCCGCCGCAGAAGCGCAGGCCGAGGCCAGCAAAGAGCTGACCAACATCCAAAACTTCGCCAACCGGCCGACGATCAACACGCCGTTCGGTTCGCAGTCGTGGAACACGTCGGCCACCACTGACCCGGCAACCGGGCAGACGGTCACGTCCTGGACGCAGAACAACACGCTGGCGCCTGGCCTTCAGTCTGCGCTTGATGCGCAGGTCGGATTGCAAAATTCGCGCTCGCAGCTGGCCAGCGGGTTCATGGGTCGCGTGGCCAATGAATACGGGCAGCCGTTCGACTATCAGAACCTGCCGCAGATGGCCACCGGCGGCGGCCCGCTGTCGCTGCAGGGCTCCACGTCCGACTACACGCGGGGGCTGGAAACCAATGTGCCGTCGCGCTCTAACCAGGTCACCGGCGCGTTCGGTTTTGGTGGCCCGCAGATGGGCGTTTCCACCCTGACCTCGGGGCTGGATTTCGGCGCTCAGAATCAGCCGGTTCAAACCGAATTTTCTGCCTTGGCTAACGGTGTCCAGGGCGCGGTTCCGCAGACCCAGCTCGACGCCAACTTCAACCCGATGACGTCGGCCCTGACCACGGGCGTGGGCACCACGCCGTTGATAACCGACTTCAAGTCCAACAATTACCAGCTCGCGCGCAACACTGGCACCGAGCAATTGCAGCGCGGCCTGGCCACCGCCGACAACCCGGCGCTGCCGCAGTTCGACGGCAGCTACCGCGACACCGTGGCCAACACGCTGATGGCTCGCATGCAGCCGCTCCATGAGCGCCAGCAGGCGCAGCTGGAGACGCAGCTGGCCAACCAAGGTTTCCGCGTGGGCTCCGAGGGCTACAAGCGGGCGCTGGACGAGCTCAATCAGCGCCAGGCTGCCGAGCGCTTCAACGCGCTGGACACGGCCGGCAACGAGGCCATGCGCCTGTTCAACATGGGCATGGGTGCGCGCCAGCAGGCGTTCAACGAGGACGTCACCGGCGGCCAGTTCGCCAACCAGGCGGCAAACCAAGCATTCCAGCAAGGTCTGAGCGCCAATCAGTTCCAGAACGCGGCCGCCGCGCAGGCATTCAACCAGCAGATGGGCGCCAAGCAGGCCTACAACCAAGCACAGCAGCAGGCCTTCAACCAAAACCTGGCCGCCGGGCAGTTCGGCAACAGTGCGGTGCAGCAGGCCTACGCGCAAGCGTTGGGTGCTCAACAGGCTGCCAATGACGCGCGCAACCAGCAATTCGCGCAAGGCCTGCAGGCTGGACAGTTCGGCAATGCCGCCAACGCGCAAGCCTACAACCAGCTGATGGGCGCTCAGCAAGCGGCCAACGCTGCGCGTGCGCAGGCGTTCTCGCAGGACGTGACCAACACCAACCTGAACAACCAGGCGATCCAGCAGGCGTTCGGGCAGCAGCTTGCGGCTGGTCAGTTCGGCAACCAGGCGCAGCAGCAGCTCTACAACCAGATCATGGGGCAGGCTGACCTGCAGAATCGTGCTGCGGGCCAGCAGTTCTCGCAGGATCTGGCATCGCAGCAGTTCCGCAACCAGGCACTGGGCCAGGCCTCGGCGCTGGACATCGCGCGCATGCAGGCCATGAACCAGGCCGCACAGCAGCAGTTCGGCATGAACCAGCAGGCGGCCGCGTTCCAGAACCAGCTGCGCCAGCAGGCCATCGCGGAGCAGATGCAGCGCCGTGGCATGTCGCTCAACGAGATGAACGCGCTGCTGAGTGGCCAGCAGGTCACGATGCCCAACATGCCGTCGTTTGCGGCTGCGCAGCGCTCGGAGACGCCCAACATCCTGGGCGCCACGCAGATGGGCTACGACGCCGCGCTGGGCGCCTACAACGCGCAGCAGGCCGGTGCGTCCAACATGATGGGCGGCCTGTTCTCCCTCGGTTCGGCAGCGCTGGGCAACCCCTACGCGGCCGCTGGTCTGTTTGGATTCGGAAGGTAAGCCATGAACGATAACCTGATGTTCGACTACCTGCTGGAAATGGGCGCGATGCGCCCTGAGCAGGAAGAGCTCAAGCGCAAGCAGGCCATGATCGATGCCCTGCGCGGCAACTCGATGAACGCCCCGCAGGGGCAGATGGTTGGCAAGCACTACGTGCCGCCGTCGATCACGCAGTACGCCGCGCAGCTCGGCCAGGGCTACATGGCCGGCCAGGGCCAGATGGCGCAGGACGCGGCGATGCGGGGCATGAACGCGCAGCAGCGCGAGGCCCTTGAGCGGCTGCGTCGCCAGCGCATGGGCGGCATGCAAGTGCCGGGTGCCTATGGCCCGCCTGACACTGGCGACGGCCCGGCCTACTGAGGAGTCGTCATGGACCCGTTGACCTTTTCCGAAGACGTCGAGCAGCGCAAGCGGCGCCTGCTGCCGCTGGCGCTCGGGGGCCTGCAGTCACCGCAGGGTGTGCTGACCAACACGGTGCAGCCGGGCCAGGCGCTGCCGATGAGCATGCGCTCGCGGTTGGGCAAGGTCTACGAAGAGCTGAGCGGCATGGACACCAACGAGGTGGACACGTCTGCGCTGCAGGCGTTTGCCAAGCAGCAGGGCGAGGCCAGCCAGGCGGCCATGCTCAATGCCTTGGCGGCGCAGTATGCGGGCGAGAATTTCCAGCCGGTGCAGGCCCAGTACCTCAAGCGCGCCACGGCCGCCAGCGAGCCGATGCGCATCGGGCAGGGCATGCTCACGCCCGACGGCCAGTACATCAAAGACCCGTTCGCCGCACGCGACACGCGCCGCGCCGCGCTGGAGCGCCAGGCTGCGGGCCTGGAGCGCCAGATCGAGGCGCAGGACCGCTACGACCAGACGCGCCAGGATCGACTGGCGCAAAGTGATCGTGACTATCAACTGCGCAAAGACATGTTCGACCTGCGCCGCGACATGGCGGCCAACAAGGGCGAGCCTGGCAGCTTTGCGCCGTCGGGATTCACGCCCGAGGGCCAGCAGGTGGTCATCAACAGCAAAACGGGCATGTCGTACCTGATCGGCCTGGACCCCAACGGCCAGCCGACCTACACGCCACACATGGGGCCGATGATCCCGAAGGCGACATTTGAGAAGAACGTCGAGGCCGCGCGGGTGTTTGGCGCGAAGGCAGATTCGTCGGACGCGCTCATCGAGAAGATTGACCGCAACCCCGAAGCGTTCGGTATGACGGCTGCGGCGGTGTCGAAGCTGCCGTCGATGATGCAGGGCCGCGTGGGTTCCGTGCTGTTGAACGAGGACACGCTGAAGCTGCGCGCCGACGTGCTGCGCCAGGCCGCGATGGAGATCAGCGACATCTACGGTGCCGCGCAGTCCATCGGTGAAGCTGCGCGCGCCGCCACGTTCATCCCCAGCCCCGAAGATCCTCCCGAGGTGGTGATCGGCAAGCTGCGCGCCGCGCGCGACTACGCCCGCGCCAACGCAGCAGCGCTGGGCGGTGCGGCCAACAAGGCTGCAGGGCAGCGTACTGGGGTGAGCAACAATCCCCCCAGCGCGGCCGGTGGGTTGACGCCCGCTGAGCAGGCCGAGCTGGAGCAATTGCGCAAGAAGCATCGAGGTGGATGATGGACCCACGCGCTGAGCTTGAGGAGCTGCGCCGGCTGGAAGAGCTGGAGCGCAAGGTTGCGTCACAAGACCTAGGCGAGATCCGCAAGGAAAAGCGCAGGGCGATGGCTAATGCCTACGCCGGCCAGGACGTCGGCCAGATGGGCGCGTTCATGCGTGGCCTGGGCGGCGCCAAGGTCGCACTCGACCAGGCCGCGATGGGCCTCAAGGGCCTGTTCACTGATCTGAGCCCCGAAGACAAGGCGATGATCGAGCAGGGCCGCGCATTCAAAGATGAAGCGGGCACCGCAGGCACGGTGGGCAACGTCAGCGGCGAGATCGCGCTGACGGCAGCCCCTGCCATTCGCGGTGCGCAGGCGCTGCAGGCTGGCGCACGTTTCCTTCCTCAAGCGCTGCGGTTTGCAGGTGGCAGCCTTCCCACCAACATCGCGGCCGGCGCTGCCACGTCGGCCGCCCTCACTCCAGACAATCGTGGCGCGGCCGCTGTCGGTGGCGGCCTGGGCGCCGGTGCTGGCGAGGTGGCCGGGCGCGTGCTCACCAAGACCCTGGGCGGCGTGGCTGCCGGCGGCGTGACGCCCGAAGCTCGCGCCATGATGGATCAAGGCATGTATGTCCCGATGTGGAAGGCCTCCGAGAACAAGGTGCTACGTGATGCTGCTGAGCGCGCGCGGGCACTACCTGTGGCGGGCAACATCATTCGCGGCCAGGAGCGCGAGGCCATCGAAGGGTTCAATCGCAACATGGCCGCGAAGGCCACGCCGCCCAGCCCCGTGTTGGACGACGCAGGCAACGTGCTGCGCTGGGAGACGAAGCCGGTGCAGGACATCGGCAGCGACGCGCTCAACACGCTGCGCACCCGATTTGACGCAGCCTACGACGCGCTCTACAAGGGTCGCGGCATCCCGGTGGATGACGTGTACGGGCAGGAGGTTGCCAGCGTCCTGAAGAACGCCGAGGCCTACTTCCCGCGCATCGCCGGTGACATCCAGGCTGCGGCCAAGCAGGCCGACGACATCCTGCGCAGCGGCACCGAGTCGGTGGTCAAGCGCAGCGGCGGCCAGACGGTCGGCTCGGGCCCCATCAGCTCGCGCATCAAGACCCCGGTCACCGAGACGACCGAGCTCGGCCACGCGGCCACGCGCCCCGAGTCGGTCAAGCAGGCCATCGACTCGCTGGAGACGCGCATCACGTCGGCCTATCGGCGCGGTGATGCCGAGGCCGCCGAGGCGTTCAAGGAGCTCAAGGGCGCCATCGAGGGGCTGCGCACGCGCGGCCTGCCGCCCGAAGTGGCCAGCGAGGCTGCAGCGATCAACAAAGCCTACGCGACATTCATGCAACTCCAGCGCGCCACCGGCTCGCTGGGCGCGCAGACGCAGGGTGTGACCACGCCGCGCCAGATGCTGTCGGCCGTCAAGGCCAACGACCGCTCGCCAGGCAAGTCGGCATTTGCGCGCGGCAATGCGCTGAACCAGGCCGACGTGCTGCGTGCTGAGCAGGTGCTCGGCAGCCGGCTGCCTGAGACGGGCCCCGGCACCGCAGAGAAGCTGCTGCCGGTGCTCGGCTTTGGCCTGCCGATGGTCGGCATGGACATGGGCGCCACGGCGCTGCTGGGCACCCAGACGGGCCAGCGCTTCCTGCAGGGTGCGCTGCCCGGCCAGGCGGCCGTGCGCCGGTACGGCAACGAATACTTGGTCCCGGCGCTGCGCGCGTATGGGATGACCCAGGGAAACTGAAGGAGCGAACAACATGCCCCGCAACGCATCAGGAAACTACACGCTGCCCAGCGGCAACCCGGTCGAGGCCGGCTCGCTGATCGAGGCGAGCTGGGCCAACACGACGCTGGAAGACGTCGGCAACGAAATCACCAACTCGCTGTCGCGCACCGGCGAGGGTGGCATGTTGGCGCCGTTCCGGCTTGCGGACGGCACGCTGGGTGCGCCGGGTATCGCCTGGCTCAACGAGCCCAGCACCGGCTTCTACCGGCTGGGCACGGGAGAGATGTGGGGCGTCGTGCAGGGCACGGCAGTACTGCAGTACACCGCCAACGGCATCCTGGTGCCCACCGGGCGCACGTTCACGGCGCAGGGCAACGTCACTATCGGCGGCACGCTTGCCGTGACTGGTGCGATTACAGCAACTGGGGGAGTGATTGGCAACGCCACCAACGTGACCGGCATCGTGGCCGTGGCCAACGGTGGCACGGGTGCCAGCACCGCCGCGAATGCTCGCGTCAACTTGCTGCCGTCTTACACGGGCAACGCGCTGAAATTCCTGCGGCTCAACGCAGGCGGCACTGATGTCGAGTGGGCGACCGAGCCCAGCGTGGGCACGGTGACGTCGGTCGATGCATCGGGCGGCACGACGGGTCTGTCGTTCACCGGCGGCCCGATCACCAGCAGCGGCACGCTGACGATGGCCGGCACCCTGGTGGTGGCCAACGGTGGCACCGGCGCCACGACGGCCTCGGGCGCGCGCACGAACTTGGGCCTAGCCATCGGCACCGACATCCCGTCGCCCACCGGCACGGGGGCGTCAGGCACCTGGGGCATAAACGTCACGGGCAACGCGGGCACCGTCACCAACGGTGTCTACACCACCGGGTCCTACAGCGACCCGAGCTGGATCACTGGCCTGGCCGGCAGCAAGATCACCGGCGCGATCAACAACGTCACCATCGGCCAAACGACTGCGGTGGCCGGCTCATTCACGACGCTGAACGCATCGACTGCAGCCAACCTGACGGTGCTGACGTCCACGGGCCTGACCAAGCTGGGCGCGTCCACTGGTTCTGAATCGCTGCGCGTGAGCTCCACGGCCGCTGCGGTCAACTACGTGCGCGTGTACGGTGGCGTCACGGGCACCGGCGTGACGATTGACGCTCAGGGTTCTGATGCCAACGTGGACCTGACGCTGGCAGCCAAGGGCTCGGGCAACATCAACCTGTACACCAACCCGGTGCTGACCTCAGGCACCGCCAACGGAGTGGCCTACCTCAACGGCTCCAAAGTCCTGACCACGGGGAGTGCGCTGACGTTTGATGGGACGAATTTGGGGGTTGGCGCTGCTGCGCTGTCGGCAGCATCGGGCAGAACCGATCTGACGATTAACGGATCATCTATTGGCGCGATTATTTCGTTCGGTAACGGTGGCGTCAGAAGGGGCTATATCTGGCAAGACGGCACTGATTTGTATCTCGCAAATCAGCCCAATGGAAGTGCCATCTTTATAACCAACAACGTCGAAGCCATGCGCCTGACCTCTACCGGGTTGGGCATTGGGACGAGTTCGCCCGCGGGTAAGGTTCACGCAGTTAACACCTACACGAACACATCTGACGCGACGATCATTGCTGGTGGCATTAACCCCGGCATCAACCTCCGAGCAAATGGCGGCGCTCGGATGTCGATATTTTCCAATTACGCCACCGCAGATAGCACATCATTCCTGACCTCAACTGGTGGCGCAAATCCGTCAGCGGAGGTCATGCGGTTTAATCATTCAAACGGCGATGTGCTCATGCCGACCGGCAACGTGGGCATTGGGACGAGTTCGCCACTTGCACGCCTTACGGTTTCGGATAGCACGGCCACCAACGGCACGATGACGTTGGGCAACAACGCTTCGTACCACGGTAAGTTTGAGTACACCTTCAGCACGGGTGAACTGCGTATCTCTCAGGTTG